AACCTTCACAGTGGGTGCGGCAGCCGCCGGCGATCGCGTACGACATCCCGGAGAAGCACATGCAAGGGATGGTTACCCGCGAGCGCTTCCCAACGCCCGCGGATAAGAGTCTGATCACCATCCTGGGGATGCGGGCGTCGGAGTCGATCAACCGGAAGCTCGGTATCCACAGTTCGAAGGGCTACCTCACCGCGCCGACGCGTTGGGGGGCGCGGATGGCCAGGCCGATCTACGACTGGCAAGACGGCGATGTCTGGAAAGCGGTCTTCGATCACTCCTGGGACTACAACGACGCATACGATGTGATGGCGCGGCTTGGAATGCCACGCAAGCACATGCGAATCGCGCCGCCGACGTTGACGGCCGCGGGAGTTGCGCATCTCGGTCTTGCGGCGCGCGCTTGGCCGAAGTGGTTTGAGAAAGTTTGTGCACGACTCGAAGGTGTTCGAACGGCCGCGTATTACGGCCGACACGCAGTGGAGCCCCGGCGACGTCAGGGTGAAACCTGGGAAGCAACCTTCGAACGCGAATGTATTGAGACCGCACCGGCGTGGATTGCTGAACGAGCGAAGCAAATTAAGGCCTATTCGCTAAGCGTACACAGTAAGCATTCGTCGCAGACGTTTCCTGAAGTGATGGCGTGCCCGAAGTGCGGTTTACTCTCGAGCTGGAAGCAGCTTTGCAAGATTATGTATATGGGAGATCCATTCGGGATGAAGACGAAGCTGTTGCCACTCGAGCCCGAGTTTTTCCGCGCCGGCGCTGGTACTTGGGGCGGCGGTAAGCCGACCTGGTAACCGAGTTCGTGAGAGTACACCCCGAGCACTAACTGAGTACGCGCAGACAATGCCCATGACGAAGCCGAAAGGCCACAAGGAGATCGCGAAGAAGGTCCAGACTCTCGAGCGTTTGGAGATCGAATACGTCTCGGTCGCGACCATTCATCCGAACTCTTACAATCCGAATCAGCAGAGCGATTTTGAATTTGAGTTACTCTGCCGCTCGATCGATGAGGATGGGTTCACGCAGCCTATCGTTTGTCAGCGTGCCACTCGAGAGTTCGTGGACGGTGAACATAGATGGACAGCAGCGATAGTTCATCACCACCTGAAGAAGAACGGCCTCGAGATCACGACGGAGAACTGTCGGGCGGCACGGGATCAGCGATTTGACATCCTCGACGCATCCCTTGAGATCCCGGTTGTGTTCGTGGATATGTCGATCGAGCAGATGCGGATCGCGACGCTGCGCCACAATAAGGCGCGCGGCAGTCACGATATTGAGCTCGAAGCCCAGGTGCTGAGAGATCTTCAGAAACTCGGGGCGATCGATTGGGCCCAGGAATCGTTGCAGCTTGACGACGTTGAGCTTGATCGATTGCTGAATGACGTCGCCGCGCCTGACGCTCTGCATGCCGACGAATTCTCCGAGGCCTGGGAGCCTGATCAGCTCAATGATGCCGATGCGGACGCACCATCAACGAGAGCTCGGGAAATTGTAGCGAGTACGCACGGCGGTACGATGGTCACCGCAATGAGCGAGGCTGCGATACGCGCTACCCGGGAGCGCGAGCAACGGATCAAAAAGGCCACCAATGAAGAGGAGCGAGCTCAGGCGCGCAAGGAATCCGGGCTATACCGGTTGTCACTTATCTTCCACGGGGAAGAAGGACAAATCGTAAAGTCGGCGTTGGGCGAGGAGCCGGCTGTAAAGCTAGTGGAAATGTGCCGAGAAGCGCTTACGCGGGTATGAAAGAAGTCAGTCAGCGCGGCCTGATTCGATCATCGCTACGTCATGTTGAGAAGTGATTTTGCTTTTCGTCTAATTCCGTCGAGTCGCCTAGAAATAGTGCTATGGTTGGCGTAGCCGAGACTTTTAGCAATTTCACCGATCCGTGTTATGCCGTTACGAAGACAGACGACGACCTGACGCTCCTTCGCGTCCACTAACGAGAAGAAGTCTTCCCATAGCAGGTTTTCGTGGATCTCCGAGTCCGCGCCGTGGACGGGTATCGTGTCGTCGAGTTGGACAAAACTGACTCGGACCTTGCTCCGTTTGGAGTAAAGTTTCCGCTCGAAGTCTTCGCGCTCGTAGGACCAACGGCTTGAAAAGTCGTCTTGAACTCTGTGCGACCGCACGGCATCTATGATGGACCGAAGATTACCGCGCTCGTCGGCAGCCTCGATCATTTCTTGTGTCGCAATCATTGCCTCGTCAGCGCCCATCCAAAGAATGCCGCCCCGCAGCGGCGTGCAAAGGTCGAACCCAGGAGGCATCTTGTCTTTGTGCTTTTTGTAGAGTGTCTTAGCTTGGCGGTCTTCAAACTCAGTTCGTCCGAATTCCCGGGCGCGTCTCTGAGCTACTATGTCTATGTATGGCATCCAGTAGTCGAGATTGTGAGAAAGCATTCGAATCGGATCACTCTCCGAGAAACAGGATGGCGCGCCCCTTGCGCCCAGTAAGGGCCACAAGTGGTACATGACGGCTTGTTGCAGACGCTCATCGAAATCCGACGCGACGATATGTTCAAGCAAGTGGTGCTCAACGTGTTGGGGCCAGATCCCACGACGAAGAGGTGGAAGGCCGAAACGCTGGAGCGTGGCTAGCGGAAGAAGATGATATAGCGGCGAATGTGGGTCGTAGCTATGGCCTGCCGCACGCGATACAAGACGAAGATCCGCATCGGCCTCCGTTATCCAGCGGAGCTCATCAGGAATGTCGCTGTCGGCAGCGACGAATCCCGGCCGGGCGCGACCGGACTCCCATGTATTATTCCATAGGTAAATAAAGTTTCTATAGCGCCAGAGGTCCTCGCCGGTAAGACCACACTCCTCAGGTCGTTTTACATAAACGTACTCTGGATGAGTATCGGGCTGCTCAGGAACTGCAACGAGCCGGAAGAAGAAGGCCGGTGAGAACGACGTCAGTTCCGGGAAGACCTCGGGGTCTAAATCTTCTTCACTCCTGAGTACGCTATGCTCTAGGGCAAACGCTCTCATGTCCACCGTTTCGGCTCCGTCGTCGATAAGTGTTTCTGTCGTCATTGTTCTTGTACCCTCGAAATGAATACGACAACAACTCAGGAAACCGTGCCGCTATGATACACCTTGCGTCGTCTCGCACGTAGTCACGGGGTAGAACCGCAATCTCCGCAAGCAAAAGAGCAACAATGAATCTTTGGGACCGCCGGCGGGGTGAGTCCGGCCAGGCATATAAAGCTTTTTGCGCGTATCGCGATCTTGGATTAGAGCGAACGATAAAGGCAGCCTATCATAAGGCGATTAAGCGTCCGACTCAGCAGACCAGCGGAACCTGGAAAGCTTGGGCGGCTCGGCATGAGTGGGATGCCCGAGCCCGAGCATATGACGCCCATATCGCTGCGATTGAGCAGCAAGCGCGTGAGCGCGAGATTGCGAAACGCGCGGTCGAACTAGAACGACGAAAAAAGCAGGCCCAGGACGACGCCTGGGCTTTGTTCGAGGAGGTGAAGACAAAGCTTCAGCAGATGTTGAAGCTTCCTGTCATCACCGTTACGGATGCCGACGGGAAGAAAACCGTCAACCCGGCGAAATGGGATTACAACGCTCTCGCGCGAGTGATGGAAGCGATGACCAAGCTCGCAAAGCTTGGTTCCGGATCAGATTCTGGATTGTTGGCGCTTCTGAACATCGACTGGGCGTCGCTGACAGAGGACCAACTTGAACGCATCGCCGGGCGCGAGGACCCAGCCCGCGTCATTGCAAGCACGCGCAAGAGCAGCTCTTGAGCTCCGGCGCCGCGGCCAGCAAACAACTTCTGACGAATTCGAGGAGACGCGCTTCGATCCGATTGAATACGTCAGGAAGCGGTTTGGTTGGGAGCCATGGCGAGGCACTCCTGATTTGCCAGGCCAGGCTGAGGTTTTCGATGCCTACGCTCTCGCCCTTCGCCAGCAGATGGAGCGGAAATCTTTTGAGGCGGGTGAGGTTAAGAAAGAGGACCTCAACTACTGGCGGCCTGGTGAGACTATCAAGAACCGGATTCGCATCGAATCCGGGCACACGATCGGCAAGACGAAAGCGGCTGCCGGCATCGTTAGCCACTTCTTCGATCACTTCACTCCGTCCATAACTTACACCTTTGCGCCAAGCTGGGAGCAGGTGAAGCACCTGCTTTGGAAGGAGATCAAGAGCGATCGGCACGGGAAGAATCTCGCTGGTCGGGTGCTCGACAATTGCGAAATCAAGTTCAAGCCCGATCACTTTGCGGTCGGCCGCGCGACAAGTAATAGCCAGGGGCGGGGAACGGAGCGCGTTCAGGGGCAGCACGGTGAATACTTGATGTTCGTGCTGGACGAAGCTGAAGGCGTCGCAGACTATGTCTACGATGCCGTCGATTCGATGACCAGCGGCGGTATCAGCATAGTGCTGATGCTCGCCAATCCTCGCACCAGGGTCTCGCGCTTTCATAAAGCTGGCGCCTGGGCAAACGTAAAGAACTTTCGCATCTCGTGCTTGCATCACCCAAATGTTGTAAGCGGCCGTGAGGTTGTCCCTGGGGCGGTTAAGCGCCAGTACGTCGAGGAGATGCTCGAAAAGCACTGCGAGATAGTGCATGAGCATAATGCTGACGAGCAGACGTTCACGATTCCGTTCAGCGTCCAGGTGAACGGGGTCACGTATCCCGCGGGTACAATCTTCAAACCGGATCCCGAGTTCATGTTCCGCGTGCTCGGCATCGCGCCGGCAAGTGTTTCAGACAAGAATCTGGTATCGGTTGGCAGGTTCGAGGCAGCTACGAAGCGAACGCCGCAACCTGACAGACCGCATTGCATGCGGATTGGCGTTGACGTGGCTCGGTTCGGTCGAGACTTCGGGACGATTTACATTCGCCACAACGGAGTAGTCTGGTGCGCTGGCCGCCCATCCCGAGTCGACACGACCGAATATGTTCAGTCAATTAAGACCGCTGCGCTCGCCGTTCACGCTAAGCATCCTGAAATCACCAGCCTGCACGTTCGAATTGATGGTGGCGGTGGGTTCGGTCGCGGAGTGGCTGACCGGTTGAAGATCGACGCCGAGTTGATGTCGACGTTCCCAGACTTCCTCGTCCTCGAAGTTCATTTCAATGCGACGCCACAGGATGAGGCCGCATTCTATGACGGCATCACGGAGTGGACGGCTGACGCGGCGGAGTCGCTGAAGACGCTCGCGATTCTTAATCCCCCTGAGGCATTGCAGGCAGACTTATGCGAGCGCCAATACGGGTGGCGCAATGCTAAGGGGAAGGAAGTGAAGAAGCTCGAGAGCAAAGAGGAAGTGAGAAGGCGATTGAACCCGCCGCGCTCTCCTGATGATGGTGATGGTTTCGTGTTGGCCGTCGTGAGCGACCATCTGTTGGCCCCACCAGAGATCTCAGTAATATCGTTCGGAAAAGCGAGGGGTTGGTAAATGAGGACGGACTACAATCCCTTGGGAATCTACGAACCGAGTCGCGCAAAGTCGAGTGGAAACCTCGTCGCCGAGCGCAGCCCTATTCTTCATACCCGCGCTCTTCCTGCCGGTGGCCGTTTGTCACGAGATCGGGACACGGATTTCTTCGCGGGGGCTTTCAGTATTCTTCCGCCCTCTAGCCCCGAGCACGACTGGAACATCCACCGACTCGACAGCAAGTCACTCGCGCGAATGTCGCCGTCGAGGTTGTTGGAGCTTTTGCAGGACGTCTCGCCGGAGGTCAGCCGCGGCCTCTGGGATTTCCTTCGAATGTGCAACCCAGGCGTCGCGATCACGGCCACCAACCCGAACAGCAAGAAGCCGTACAAGCGGGGACAGCAAGCGGTCGATGACTTTCTCGCGCTGCTCAAGAGTTATTACGGATCAGTCGACGTGCTCTACCATCGGATGTTCTTTTCCGCGTGGCTACGTGGCGCAATCTTCGGCGAGCTGGTCCTCAACAAAGATGGACACGCTCCTATCGATATAGCGACACCGGACCCGTGGACGGCGCGCTTCAGACGTGTCGTGGATGAGCAGCGAGGCTTTGTTTGGCAGCTCGGTCAGTGGCAGAACGGGCAGTTTGTTGCACTTGACCGAGAGACGATTCAGTACGTCCCGATAGACCCCTTCCCGAACTCACCGTACGGTCGGCCGATGGTTAGCCCGGCAGTGTTCGCCGCGATGTTTTTGATGGGCCTGCTTCACGACCTGCGGCGAGTCGTAGAACAGCAAGGTTATCCTCGACTCGACATTGAAGTGGATCTTGAAGCGTTGCGCAGTGCAATGCCTGAGTCGATCAAACAGGATCCGGCGAAATTCAAGGACTGGGTAGACCGTGCGATAACCGAGATCACTGATTACTACAGCCGGCTTGAGCCTGACGATGCTTACGTTCACACATCTCCGATCACGGTCAATAGACCGAAGGGAGCTGTTGATTCGCACAGTCTCGGCGCGGTTGACGGTCTACTTCGCGCGCTGGACCGGATGCTCTTCCGCGCGCTGAAGACAATGCCGCTGCTGATGGGCTCGAACGAAGCGACATCGGAGACACACGCCAATCGTCAGTGGGAGATTCACGTCGCCTCGATACGCGCAATCCAGCACCCGGTTGAAACCGTGCTTGGGCGATTCTTTGAACTCGCGCTCCAGGCGCAGGGAATAGCGGCGAGCGTAAAGGTCGAGTTTGCTGAGCTTCGCGCATCCGAAGAGATGCGCGATCAGCAAGTGCTCGGACAGAAACTGAAGAATGCGAGATTGGCATACGACAACGGCTACATCAGCCAGGATGAAGCAGCGATGATGGCGCTCGGCAAAGAGAAGGCGGATCAGGAAGCGCCGCGCGCAGCAGCAAGCACAGTCGACGTGACACCGCCAGTCGACGACACCGCGAACAGGTCGCCCAAGGTGGATGACCCAGTCCGTTTGCTCGAAGACTCGATCGCCGAATCGGACGGTCGGCCGAACTAGCCGCAACAATTTCAAGGAGACACAACGATGGGGAAGACAGATTTCGACGACATAGACGTCAAGAGCGTAGAGGTTGGAGCGACCAACATCATCGAGTCCGAGATTGGGGTGCTCGATCAAGTCGTGCCCGGAACGGCGGGCGCGAGCAAGGCGCTTGTGGCCGATGCAAGTAAAGACGTGCGCGGTGCTGGGGTGGCTCGAAAGCCAACCGCCGCCTCGGCAGACGGCGCTATCGCCGTCAAGAACGGAACTGTCTTCATTACCAAGGGCTCAGCCGCGGCACTCACCTTGGCGGATCCGGTTGCGACGGATGACGATGGTTGTGAGTTGCACATCGTCTCAACGACCGCCTTCGCGCACACCGTCAGTAATGCGGCGGGCTCCGGCTTCAACGCAGGGGGCGCGTCGAAAGACGTCGCCACTTTCGGCGCCGCCGTTGGCAATAGCTTCACGATTCAAGCCTATCAAGGCAAGTGGTATGTCGTGAACACGCCCGCTGGGGTCACCCTCGGCTAATCGGTATGAAGCAATCTACCGAAACAGACAGCGACTGGAAGTGTGCGTGCGGCCAGCGCAATCGTATGGAGGACCGTACTTGTCTAAGGTGCGGCGAACCAGCCGAGCCCACGAAGCGGCAGCCATCTGATCCTCGAATCTCTCGCCCGTCAAACCGGGGCAAGCAGCGACCGATCTAAGGATTTGGCTATGGACGAAACAAAGGAACTCGGCGGCGAAGACGCCAGCCTGATGGTGTCTCCGTACCCTGCGCGGATTCTGACGCGGGCTGTTGCCGAAGAAGAGATGATGGCGACCGCGGTCAGGAAAGGCGCGCTGGACTCCAGTGTCTTCGATGAGCTGAAACCGTTCTTCTGGACGGCCCGGATTTCAAGCGATGTGCTGGATTCCTGGTTCACGCGGATGGCCCCATCGAGCCTCAAGAACTATGCGAAGGAGGCCGACGCTGGTGTCGCATTTCAGGATAGTCACGATCGATGGCGGCTGCCGCTGGGTCGTTCGCTCTCAGGCGCGTTCGAAGCAAAAGGTGAAGGGGGGGTAGTGCTGGCTGACTTCTTTACCGTGCGTGGTCTGAACATAAGCGACGGCTCCTATCCGACAACCGACGACTACATCAACGCGATCCGCGCGGGGATCGTCACCGATGTTTCAATCGGGTTTTATGGTGGTGAGTATATCTGCTCGATATGCGGCTGCGACATGATGGATTGGGACTCGGACTGTCGCCATTGGCCAGGTGATGAAGTAGAGATCAAGGACAAGGACGGGAAAGTGCTGCGCACCGAAGTTGTCTTTGCCTGGGTTGCGAACGCCCACCTTTCGGAAGTCAGCGCAGTCTATGCAGGTGCGACCCCCGGCGCCGTAATCCTGAAAGCACAAGAAGGGGCTGCGAGCGGTAGGCTCAAGCCTGAACACGCGCGGCTCCTCGAGCAGCGTTATCGAATCAAGCTACCCGACGCGCGCCACGTCGTTGCGGTCGGCAATCCTCATAAGGAGACCACGATGGACAAAGAAAAGACAGAGCCAACTAGAACGGCGTCAGATCCACCAGATTCGTCCCAGCCGTCCGCTGCCGACAGGGCGACTGTCGCCGAGAGTACCCTCAGCGAGATTCGCTCAATCATCAAGACGATTCATCCTGAGTACACGGATGATAAGCCTGTTTCGAGCATCGTTCGCACGATGGTCGAGGAGCACAAAGAGCTTCGCTCGAAGAATACCGAGCTCCAAGCCGAGGTCGATAAGATCGCGGGCATTCGCAGTCTCGCCGATGATGGAGCGGCATACCGCAAGGATTTGATTGACGAGGCAGTACAGGAAGGTGTGCGCGCCCACGGCAACGACTTTAAGCAGGAGCACTACCGAGGCCTGCTCGAGAAGTCGCCGCTCGAAACAATCAAGACGATGCGCGACGACTGGAAGCGCACGGCCGATACCAAACTGCCAGGCGGTCGCCAGACCGTTGACGGCGAAGATGCCCCGGTCAATCCTGCTGCGTCGACTACGCCGGCCCGTGCCTACATGGACGTTTAGCTAAACCGATCCCGTCCACATCACGCTGTATCTACAAAACCGAGCCCGCTTTTAGGGCTCAGGAGGTAAATCAATGGCAGATCCACGAAAGACTGTTGCGTTCGACGGAATCGGAGAGCGTAACGTCACGATGAAGATCGACAATTCGACCATCGTCTACGACAAAACGAAGGCGTTTGGTTCCGCGCAAGTCGGACTAGCCGTAGTCCTTTCGACAGACCGCACGGTCAAGCTCTCTGAAGATGCCGAGATCGTCCACGGCAAACTGCAAGAGGTCTATCCAGACAATCTGTGTTCCGTACAGGTCGAGGGTTATATGGAGTTGCCAGGCGGAAACGGCGCGACTCTCACCGTCGGCAGCAAAATAGTCGGCGCTCTTGGCGCCGCAAGCGCGAAGGGCTATGTGAGAACGGCGGCGGCGACAGCTGCCGAAGCACTCGCGGCCCGCGGCCAGATCATCGACAACGACGACACGACCAAGGTCATCGTCAAACTGTAGGCATCGATCAGCGCACCCCTCGCTGTTCACAATTTGGAATAGGAGAGAAACAAATGACTGCAAGACCAGCCAACGCGCGACCGATGCCGCAAGAATTGCTGCGGACGATGTCGCCTGAAGTCTATCGCGAGGCCTATAGAGGAGGCATGTCGCTCACCGCCCATCTCAACCGTCTGTACCCCGAAGCCGAATTCAAGGACGGCCTTGATGGATTCTCGCGCCTGCTCCAAGCCGCGGACATCAAAACGAAGTCGAACCCGGGCGAGGGGTACTATGCCGATACGTGGGAGCGGTTCCATGTTTCGGAGCAAACGCGGGCGCTTATTCCCGAGTGGGTCGCTCGTCAGTGGCGCCAAGTAACACACGGGGACGTGCGAGCGTTCTACTCCGATCAGGAAGACATCCCAGGATCACTTGCGCGCCCGTTCAAAGACTCCACGCGTCCGCGCGCGGACAAGCAGATAGCGCCAGCGATTCCGGTCAGCGAGCTTGTCGCGATGACATCGCCGATCGACGGCGATACCTATCGGACTTACTACCTGATTGACAATCCTGCGCAACAGCGCAAGGTCCGAGTCGGTCAGGGCGATGACATCCCGACCGCGAAGCTGGTGGCCGCCGAGCATACCGTGCCGCTGTATAAGTACGGAAGAGGGCTCGAAGCCACGTACGAGCAGCTTCGCCGGCAGCGGATCGATCGGATTGCATTGCACATCAAGCGAATGGCTGTGCAAGCAGAGATCGACAAGGTCGCGACCGTCCTCGATGTGGTCGTGAACGGTGACGGAAACTCGGGCACCGCAGCGACCTCGTTCAACCTGACGACGCTTGATCCGGCGACGACAGCGAACAATATGACGCTCCTCGCGTGGCTCGCGTTCAAGATGAAGTTTGCTGCCCCGTATGTAGTAAACACCGCTCTCACTCAAGATGCTATCGCGCTGAAGCTCCTCATGCTGAACATGGGATCAGCTAACGTTCCCCTGGTCAGCATTGCAGGCCCCGCGATGATGGGATACTTCCGTCAGATCAACCCTGGCCTCGCGGACAATGTCGGCCTTGGTTGGACCGCCGATGCTCCCGCCAATAAGGTGGTGGCGTTGGATAACCGGTTCGCTGTTGAGCGAGTCACCGAAATCGGCGGCAACATCGAGGAGATCGAGCGCTACGCCAAGCGACAGACGCAGGCGATCTACATGACCGAAGTTGAAGGCTATGGAATCATCGACGCCAACGCCTCGAAGGTCCTTGTCGTCAACGCGTAGGCTAACCTCCGTCTTCGGCATTCTTTCCGCGATCACGGACGCCTTTCTGCGCCAACAGGCGCTAGGAGATTCTAAATGGCAGATAGGAAACTGAGCACGATGAATGTACGGGCGCGGGAGACGTTCTGGGAGCGTCACCCGCAGCACCCAGACGGCGAAGTCTTCATTGCTAAAGACGAAGAGGGCATTGTTGCCGAAACCCCTGAAGCCCTGCAGGCGCTTGGCCGCGGCAAGCTTTTACGACTCAGTGGCGGCGATGATGCCGCAAAGGAAATGGAGCAGCGTGCGGCTGGTGAAGGCGCGGTCCCGCCCAAGAAGACTCCTAGTAAGGAGGCGACTGCCAACGCGATCCCAGAAGACTTTCCCGGCGCATCCCTGCTGACAGGAGCGGGCTACAAATCGACCGAAGAGGTTGACGATGCCTCTGATGAGGAGCTCCTCCAAATCTCAGGGCTCGGCCAGGCCACGCTCGTCAAAATCCGCGAAGCGTTAGGTTAGGATGGACTTGGTGTTCGACGAACCACAAGTCAGAGCGGCCATAAATATCGCTCTGACGGAGTCCGAGCTGTCCGATGACACTATAGGACTGCCTATCTACGGCGGCGCGGCGATACTTGAGGTCAAGCGCCGCGACCCGCTCTGGGAAACCCGCACGGGCGCGGCGTTAGATCACCTCTCGAACGCCGTGAACCTGATTACTGCTGCGCTAATCCTACCCGCATTGCGCGAAGTCAAAAGCGCAAAAACGGCAGAAGGTGACGCTTTCGAGCTCTTCGCTCCCGCGTCAGAAGCCTCTCTATGGGATCGAGCTGCTGAGGAGATCTCGGAAGCCATCGGCGAGGATCCTTCGACAGGAGAACAGCCGACGATGTTCACTCTGGCGCGCGCTCATCCCAGTTCACGTCGACGGTGCTATTGATGTTTGGACTTGGGATCGGCCGCGCTGCTCTCTCGCGCTTTCTCAATCAGACCGCCTCGCTCTTGCGCGCGGCCGTCGACGGCTACGCTGATATTGCCTCTCTACGGTGTAAGGCCTACTCCCCAGCCACCACGAAGGGATCATTCCGGGCGATCAGCACTCGCTACCGCGAGGCTCCGTTAGGAACGATCGTTGTCGAGCCTGGGAAAGACGTCCGCTCAAAAGACCGGATAGCTTTGATGGGCAGGCTGTTCGAGGTCATTACTCCATTAACCCCGAATCCGGATGAGTGGGTTAGGCGTGTGCTAGTTCGCGAAATCCAACTCCCCGAGCGCGAACTCTATCTTGCGTTGAAACCGGATGGCTATGACGGCGGCAGCGTGAATGAGGCATTGCCTACTCTGACCCGCGTCCTACCGATACCCTTCATTGCTGACAAGCAAATCGAGACGATCGCGGATAGGGAAGGGGCCGGAGCCGAGATCGCGCGGCTCAAGCAGCTCGAGGTTGCTGAGATCGGGATCGATTACCTCAGTGAGACGAACCGCGGCCGGCTGCTCTATTGCTTGGTTGTGAGCTCGAATACGACGCCAACGGCAGCGCAAGCTCGCGATCGCGTATTCCCTCGATATCGTTTTAACGGCTCGCCCAGTTTCGAGAATCATCAGTGGGCGGCGATGTTCCCCTGGAGTGTGGCGCTCGTGGAGGAGCGCTAAAGGAGACTTTCTTGAGAGAAATCACTATTCATCACGATGGTCACGGTCTGAATGAGTCAATCAAAATTGAAGCCGATGAACCAGGTCCCGGCGGGGCGTCGCACGCTTACACTCTTTCGATCGACGGCCTTGAGGTGGCACGCATTCAATTTCAGAAGGGCCCACGTAACATCGAGGGCAGCACGCCAGGTGTTGTTGAGCGAGCCTTGCTCGCCGTTGTGCGGGACCGACTGGAAACGTTTCAGAGCGGGGAGTTTGCCTGTCACGAAAACGCTATGGCCTTAGAAGAGGTCGTCGCGGCGATGGACTGGCAGAAGATTCGATCAGATAACAGGGCGAATCGCGGAGTACTCGGTACCTACGCAAAGTGAACGATGGGTCTTGAATTCGACAGCCAGAAAATCGGCCTGCTGGCGCAGACCCCCACGGCTATCGGCGGCTTCCTAAATCGAAATGCCGTTGCGGCGATGAACGATTTGGGCGAAGCCGCCCGGGCGCGGGTGCGAGTTGGGATTCCGAAGCACGGCGGCGACAGTCTCTACAATTCAATCAAGCTCGATCGAGCAACGATAAGCACGGGCCCGACGATCAATGTTCACACTGAGTCGCCGATTGCAATCTTCCGTGAGGTGGATACCAAGGCGCATGTCATCGCAGCGGTGAACAAAAAGGCGCTCGCCTTCAAAATCGGGCGCACCCTGGTATTCGCAAAGAGGGTGAATCACCCGGGCACAAAGGGATTGCACAACTGGCAGTATGCCGATCAGCAACTTCGTATGCGGCTGCCTTATGCAATTCACGATGCAGTAGAAGCCGCGCTAAGAATGCAACCTTACGCCAAGCGTTACTCGTAGCTCGTACCTACTTCTTCGTTTGATCATCTATCTTGGCGTCCTTCGAGCCCTTTGTGAGATCAATCGAATGAAGGCAGCTTTGCTTCGACTCGTAACCCTCGCTCGAAATCGCGATTGTCTCATTGTTGTCGGCCTTAAGGCGCCAGCGGTATTTTTCCTTGCTGTCTTTGTAAACTTGATAGGTCATTGGGGAAATTCCTTTCGAATCGGTGATGAGAAGGCAAAGAGTACTCTATACCACTGCCGTTTCGATTCTCAACCGTTACTGATTTGCTGAACAATATTCTGTACGGCACGGCCGCTCTCGCCTACGGTGGACTGAAGTTAACAGCACGCGCCGGCGGTAAACGAGGTGAGAGCGTCAGTCTGACCGTGATCATCACGGGAAGCGTTCTCAACGTTGCGATTACGATCTCCGGAGCCGGTGCCGGCGACGTCGTGGTAACGGCGCCGAGCGGAACGACTGAAGCGCAGGTTCTCGCGGCTGTGAATGCATCCGCAGGCTTCGCCAAACTCGCTACGGCCGAGCAAGCGACCGGAGACGGCTCTGTGATCGTTGCGCCGCTTCCGAAGACGCAGTTCGGGCCGGCTGCTGGAGGCCTCCGTCAGATTCTCCAGTCCAGAACCGGCGTCACCATCTGGGAAGATCGCGATCTGATTGCAACCGGCGGCGCAGTTGCTTTGTTGTGGCCGGCGGAAGCAAAAGTTACGCATCAATCTACGGTCGTCGGCGGGTTCGATAAGTGGGAATGCGAAAT